CCCATGCTGGCGCAGGACAGCGGCGATGTGCTTGGCGTGCTTGACACCTGTGCAAAACACCAGCCACGCCTTGCGCTCGCCTGCCAGCTCGACGATCTCGCGCACCACGCGCTCGTTGTTGTCCTTGGTATCCACAGCGGCCTGCAGCTCGGACTCGATGAACTCCCCGCCACGCTTGTGCACGCCAGTGGTGTCCAGCTTGGCCTTGGTGACCTTGCTGCGCAGCGTGGCCAAGTACTTCTTGAAGATCAGCTCCTCGATGGTCACCGGCTCGATCAAGGCATCGAACAGCGCAGGCTTGTCGGTGATCAGGCCATGCCCTAGGCGGTAGGGCGTGGCCGTGAGGCCAATCACCCGCAGGTGCGGATTGATGGCCTTCAGCTCGGCCAGCAGTTTGCGGTAGCCTCCCTCGTCTTTATGGTTGACCAGATGGCACTCGTCGATCAGCACCAGATCGATGTGGCCCAGCTCCTTGGCCTTGGTGCGCACCGACTGGATGCCTGCAAAGGTGATCGGCTCGCCGAGCTGCTTCTTGCCGATGCTGGCGCTGTAAATGCCAAGCGGTGCACCAGGCCAATGCTGGCGCATCTTCTCGGCATTCTGCTCGATCAGCTCCTTGACGTGGGTCAGCATGAGCACCACGGTCTCCGGCCAATTCTGCAAAGCATCCTTGCACAAGGCGGCGACGATGTGGCTCTTGCCGGACCCGGTCGGCAGCACCAGGCATGGGTTGCCTGGCTCACCAGCCTCGAACCACGCATAAAGCTGGTCGATGGTTCGCTGCTGGTAGTCACGCAGCATCACGGCCCCTTGCTCGGATGGAGTACGCGTCAAATAGTTCTCGGCAAATGTTTTGCATTGCATAAGCCTCGGACTCATTGCCGATGTTTCCACCAATTGTTTGTTTTGTTTCTTGCCAGACATGCGTTGCTTCGTGAACAATCAGGGCCGCAACATGCGTTGACTTCATGTTTTTTGTGTGCTCTAGGTTAATGCAGACAATGCAAACTAGACCTTCAGGGTTGTACCAGGTGTGGGTGCAAGCGTGCCAGTTTGAGTTGCCGCACCAGTGCTCTGGCGGTTCAACCTTGGCTTCTTTGACCAAAATTTTTAACTCTGCTTCTGAGGTAGCCAAAGCTAAGAACGGGCCTACTAGCAGGGTTCTATCCAGCCACAGCTTACTCATGCTTGCCCTTTTGCTCTGATGGCATCAGCACATTCAATAGAAGAAAAATCCCACGCAGCTTGCTCCAAACCATCTAAATAATCTGGTGCTATTAAGTCATCACACACCTTTGCACACGCCTCACGTTCGCGCCTCCTAACCTCCTCGACGATGCGGCGAATGCGTACTAGCTGGCGTTCGGTGTAAGCGCCTGGGCCGCGCCAATCCATGTATCCCGCGATCTCTGCGTCAGTCATCCCACAATCCTCCCGCCGAAGTCCCTGCGCATCTCGGCAATAAACGCATCACCGCTGGCGCAGGCAGCAGCGTTGGCCAGCAGCTCCTTAGAGCCGAACACACCTTCCTGCTCAGGGTCTCCATTGGCCAGATTCACGCCATTGATCTCATACACAGCGGTGAACTCGTCCGGCCCGTCCTTGCGCTGCCACGGCACCAGATCAGGGTGCAGCACATGGCCCTCGCAACCGGTGTGCTGGGCCTCCAGAGGCACCACAGCATCCCAGCGCACACAGTGCCACTCGCTGGCCTTGGTGGCCGTGCTGTGTGCGCAGGTGCGGCAGTTCACATGCTTGGTGGTCTTGCTCTCGTGGCAGAACTCGTGCGCGTCGCAAAACTTGCACTGGTACCAGCTCGGGTCCGTGCTGATCGGTGGCGGCATGTGGTCGTCCAGCGCCAGCCGGTGGCCACGCTCGATGGCCTTCATGGCCACAGCCTTGTCGTAGGCCACGCGCTCGGTATAAATGCGGTCGTCGTCTTTGCAGACAGCCAAGTACAGGGCGCGGTCGATCTCGGTGCCGTGCATGTAGAGCTGCATCTGCACAAAGTGCTCGGGCTTGGACTTCTCGACCCCGTGCTTTTCCATGTCATCAAAGGACTTCTTGCTGTGCGTTTTGAACTCAGCGATGTGGCGCTTCTTGGGTGCCTCCGGCACGCCAGACTCGACGATGGCGTCCAGGCTGCCGGAGACGTGGCAGCCAAGATCGACTCGGGTCTGCTTGCCCGAGGTGCCGCGAATGTCCATGCCGATGGCTCTGAGGTCCGACACGATGGTGGCCTCCTCCATCTGGCCACGGCGAAACAAACGCAGGATGCGGCCAGGGAACTTGGGCTGCACAGCCCAGCGAAACGACAGCCACAGCCACCGGTCGCAAGGATGGCCCAACTGGCTGCAGCCCATGTGCCCTCTGGGCTGCTCGGCCTTTGCCTCGTGCGCCTTGTCAATCAAGGCCTGAATGGTATGCTCTGATTCGGGAATCTTCACTGGGTTCTCCTTCATGTAGTTGCCATTTGCCCCAACCTCCGCAAGAGGCTGGGGCTTTTTCTTGGGTGGGGTGGCCGGTACTGATCTCCGGCTTGTTACCTTGCGGCGGTGGACTCAACCAGAGAGAAGCCTTACAGGCCCGAGGCGCTTTTCAATTCCGCCTCACGCATCTGCCCACTGGCACCACAACAGCATGATCTTGCTTGCGTATCAGCCTACGCATTCACCCCAAAAATCACTTCTTGACCCAAGGCGGCGAGGCCTTGGCAGGCTTTGCCGGTGCGGCCTCAGCCACCTGGGCGGCAGCCGCAGGCGCTGCAGACAATGCGCCTTTGAAGGCAGGCGCAGCACCACCGCTGATAGCGCGGTAGGCCTTGACCTCGTTGCTGGCCTCGTACGTCTTGCCAGTCTTCTCGTCCAGGCGAGAGGCTCGAATGGACAGCTTGATGTTCAGACTCCCGCCAATGAGCTGGTCGGTGTCGGTCACCTTGGCCAAGCCGATGGCGCGCATGATGTCGCCAAGCTGCTGGCGTCCGATCTCCTCGGCCTTGGCGCTCGCGTTTTTGATGTTGAGGTTTGAGAACACCACCCGGCCCTGGTGCGTTGGCCCGGTGATGTCCAGGCGTATCTTGATGTACTGGCCAGTGCCGTCGGCGGTGGGCTTCAGCTCAGCCTGCGTGATGGTGGCGTTGTAAGCGCCTTCAGGAACCGGTGAGCTGATGTTGCTGCTCTGGGGCAGGTCGTTTGCGTCGAATGTTTGTCCAAGAAAAGCCATGATTTACTCCTTGATGGTGATTTTGAAAGATGGGCGGCCAGGCTTGGCCGTGATAGCACCGGCCAGCGGTTTGGTGATTGATTCGTCTGCAGCCTTCCACAGCGTCATGCTGATCTCAGGCTTCCAGCGAAACAGGCGGCTCAGGTGCTCGGTCAGGCCGTGCTCAGCGGCCAGCTCCTGCAGCTTGTCGCTGTCCACCTTGCGGTCGATGCGGCCCGAGATTTTGACCACAAAGCCTTGCGGCTCGGCAGTCTCGGTGCTCTCAAACGACTCAGGCAGCGCCAGCAACTTGACGATCTGATCCTCGATCTTGCGGCGCTCGGTGACTGCCTTCTCCTCGTCGGTCTTGTGGCGCAGCCAGTCGGCGCTCAGGGTTTTAAGGTCGCTCATGCTCGTGCTCCAATCTTGGCGATGATGGCGGTGAGGTCCGGCGTCTCCCAGGCATCCAGCTTGCCGCTGCGGTCCTTGGCCAGCCACAGGCCATCGCTGTCGCACATCAGGGCGCGCTGCGTGGCACCCTCGCCATCCTTCTCAACACGCAAGGCCAGCACCTCATCAAAGAAGTAGGGCAGCGCCTGGCCGGTTTTGTTGCCCGGCATCGAGGGCGCATACAGCACCCGACCCATCTCGTCCTGCGTCTTCTCCAGCTTGGCGCTCATGTAGACATGGCGTCCAGGCAGATCGCGGAAGGCGCGGATGATGTCGGCCATCTGCTCTTGCATTGCACCGTAGGCTGCGCGTGGGTCTTTGTTGACCTTCTTCTCGTGGTTGAGGCAGACCTCAGCGATCTCGCTGATCGAGTCAAGGGCCACCGACTGGTAGGCCTTGGCATCGTCCGAGCTGGTCAGCCATTCGTAGGCCTCCCGCAGGTCGTCCATCGAGGCGATCTCGATGAAGGGCAGGTCTGCGTCCTGAATGGACAGCAGGCCACCTTCAGCGGACAGCACGATGGGGCTGGGCAGGCTTTTGATCAGCGAGGTTTTACCCGCACCGGCCTGGCCATAGACCAGGACTTTGACACCGTTGGCAGCCAGGCTGCCGGTGGACTTCACGTTGATTGCCATGAGTGGCTCTCCTATTTGGGTTGCACCTCCGTCGGGGAATCCGTTTGAGGTGTGCTTGCATCTTAAACCAGAATTAGGGTATAGTGCAAGCACTCTCGCAAATATATTTTCAGAGGTGCAACTTATGATGACTGTTGAGCAAATCAAAAAACGGCTGGAAGATGCCAATCTCAAGAGGGTGGCCGAGAACGCAGGCGTGCATCCGGCCACGGTTTACCGCTTCATGCAGGAGGAGTCCAAGCCCCTGTATGAGACGGTCAAGGCGCTGTCGGACTACCTGACAAGGCAGGAGGCCACAATCAATGGCTGACCTCTCCAACGTCCTGGGCGGCCCTTGGTCGCCACCACCAGAAAAACGAGTTGCACCGCCTGAAGAGCAGCTCATCGATGCGATCAAAGCAGCAGGGCTTGAGCCACCAGATCACATCGAGATGGATGGCAAGATTCACCGCTTCAAGTCAGGCACCAAAGGCACACCAGGCATTGACAAGCCCGGCTGGTATCTGATCTTCGGTGACGGCATCCCGGCAGGACGCTTTGGATGCTGGCGATCCGGCATCGAGGTGACATGGCGTGCGGACGTGGGGCGCAAGCCCACCGAGTTTGAAGAGATGGCCCATGCCAAGCGCATGGCCGAGGCAAGGGCGCTGCGCGATGCTGAGCTGGAGCGCAAGCACCAAGTGGCCAGCGAGACGGTTGAGAAAATCTGGACAGGCGCTCAAGGAGCCAGCCCAGAGCATCCATACCTGCAGCGCAAGGGCATTGGCGTGCATGGCGCACGGATTACCGGCGACGGTCGCCTGGTGGTGCCGCTGTATGACCAGGATGGCACCTTGGCCACACTGCAGTACATCGACCACGACGGTGGCAAGCTGTATCACCCCGGCGGCCAGACTGGTGGCAAATTTTGGATGGTGGGCACGATGGACGAGCCAGGCACGCTGTTCGTAGCCGAGGGCTTTGCCACAGCGGCCACCATCCACGAGACGACCGGCAGGCCGGTGGTGGTGGCCTACAGCGCCAGCAACTTGGTGCCGGTGACTGGCAGCCTGCGCGAGGTGCACGGTGCCAGCCAGGACATCGTGATCGTGGCCGACAACGACAAGTCAGGAGTTGGCCAGCGGTATGCAGAACAGGCCTCGGCCAAATTTGGAGCCAGGATGGTCATGCCGCCAATCGAAGGAGATGCCAACGACTACGTGCAGGCAGGCCATGACCTTGCCAGCCTGCTCATGCCCAGCCACGACGACTGGCTGATCCCAGCCGACGACTTCTCGGCCCAGCCCTCACCCATCTCCTGGCTGGTCAAACGCTGGCTGCAGGCCCAGGCGCTCATCATGGTTCACGGCCCAAGCGGTGGCGGCAAGACATTCGTGGTGCTCGACTGGTGCCTCAGGATCGCCTCACAAACGCCTGAATGGGCTGGCCAAAAGGTTCGGCCAGGCAACGTGGTGTACTTGGCCGGTGAAGGCCACCACGGCCTGCGTGGGCGCGTCGCAGCCTGGAAGCACCACTATCAAGTCGGTCGCCTGTTTATGTGGCTGTCCAAAGATGGCTGCGACCTCAACACCCCGACCGGCTACCTGAAGGTGGTCGAGCAGGTCAGGATGCTGCCAGAAAACCCGTCCGTCATCGTGGTCGACACCCTGCACAGGTTCTTGGCCGGAGACGAAAACAGCGCTCAGGATGCCAAGACCATGCTGGACGCCTGCAATGCCCTGATGATGGAGTTCAAATGCTCGGTCATCCTGGTGCACCACACCGGCATCTCCGACGAGGCCCAGCACAGGGCGCGAGGCTCAAGCGCATGGCGCGGTGCTCTGGACATCGAGATCAGCATCGTGCCAGGCAAGGACGGCGTGCCCATGCAAATCGTGCAGCGCAAGTCCAAGGATGCCGAGCTGGCGCAGACGGTTCACGTCGAGCTGCAGCAGGTGACCATCCCCGGCTGGTACGACGAGGACAACCAGCCGGTCACCAGCGCGGTGGTCGTGGAGGCCTCAGCACCCATCCAAACCACCAAAAGGGACAGCAAGATCGACACCCACCGCAAAACACTTGAGAGCGCCTGGTGGGGCACAGGCGCTGAAGAGCGAGAGGGTTTACCCTACATAAGCAGGTCGGCACTCAAAGACAAGCTGGCAGCCGATGGCCGAAAACCTCGGACCATCGAGAACGATCTCAGCCCAGCATACCCAGATAAATTGATCGGCGCACTCATCCTGGCTGAACTTATCAGCCCACTTGAGCACGGCTGGGTGGTGGTCGACAACGTCCAATCGAGTGCCATGATGATGCGAAAAGGTGGTAAATCGTGATGCCCCCTAGCCCCCTGAATCCCCCTCTAGGGTGTTTTGGGGTTAGGGGGCAAAACGCACGAAAAAGCCCCCTCCCCTCCCCTCACTCTCTTAAGAGTGAGGGGGCAGGGGGGCATCGATGCGGCAGGTTTCCAGAGAAAAGTTATCCACAGGAAAGTGAGCAGGCACTAACATGAAGCAACATCGAGAAACACCAGAATTCGCAAGCTGGGAACATGACACACTGGCCAAGTTCGCCAGAGACTGCTACACCAGACTGCAAGATGAGCAGGCCGCAAACGAGCAGCTTAGGCGCGATCTCAAAGACGCCATGAAGCTGGCGCACAAACAAATTCTGGAGGACAATCGAGCATGACCACGAAAACCCACGATTTAAAAGCATCGATCGAGTACATCTCGGTCGACAAGCTCGTCCCCTACGCACGCAACAGTAGAACCCACAGCGATGCGCAGGTGGCCCAGATCGCTGCATCCATCAAGGAATTTGGATTTACCAATCCGGTGCTGATTGATGGGGGGGGGGGATCATTGCAGGACATGGTCGAGTCATGGCGGCACGCAGCATGAAAATTGACACAGTCCCGTGCATCCGACTTGGCCACCTGACCGATGCACAGAAAAAGGCCTACGTGATCGCTGACAACAAGCTGGCGCTGAATGCAGGGTGGAACGACCAAATGCTTGGCCTTGAACTGGCAGACCTACAAGGCCTTGGCTTTGATCTGGAGCTGACAGGATTCAGCAAAGACGAGCTGGCCTCCATCATGGCGCCAGAGCCGACCGAAGGCCTGACAGACGAAGACGAAGTCCCAGGCATCCCAGAGCAGCCGAAAAGCCAGCGTGGCGATGTCTGGCTGCTGGGCGAGCACCGGCTCATGTGTGGTGACAGCACGCAAGCCGACGATCTGGCCAAACTCATGGATGGCGACAAAGCTGACCTCGTCTGGACTGATCCACCTTACAACGTGGCGGTCGATGGCAAAGCAGGCAAGATCATGAACGACGACATGAGCAGGTCAGAATTCAGAAAGTTCCTGCAAGCGGTCTACGCCAGATACTTCGAGAACATGCGCGAAGGCGCGGTGATTTACGTGGCCCACGGCGAATCCGAACGCTCAGCTTTCTCGGACTGCCTTGTCGAAGCAGGACTGAAACTCTCCGAAGTCCTGATCTGGGTGAAGCAAAGCGGCACGCTCTCGCGCCAGGACTTCAACTGGAAACACGAACCCATCCTCTACGGATGGAAGGAAGGCAAAGGCCACCACTTTTGCGGTGACTTCACCTTGACCACGGTGATCGATGACGATCTGGACATCGACAAGATGAAGAAGGACGAGCTGGTGGCCATGCTCAAGCAGATCAAGGAGCAAATGCCAACCACCATCGTGCGCCACGACCGGCCAACCAAGAGCGATCTGCACCCGACCATGAAGCCGGTCAGCCTGGTGCAACGCATGGTGGAATGGTCAAGCATGGACGGATGGATCGTCCTCGATCTGTTTGGTGGCAGCGGCAGCACAATGATTGCCTGCCAAAAAGCAAACCGTCGATCACGACTGATGGAGCTGGACCCGAAGTTCTGCGACGTCATCGTTAAGCG